GGACATATCTCTCCTATGAAATAGATCTAATAGTTACGACCAGTGTTCCTCCATAGCCAGAGAAACGAGGTCCTGATGGTGTCTTGTTTATAAAATCAAGTTCTTCAATAAGGCCAAGATATGACTCACCTGTTCTGAAGTCTTGAACTCTAACTGTATCTCCCACATTTTCTACCTGCTCTAGTGCAGACATACGATCATAAGCAGATCCTTCGTATCCTTCTTCAACACCAAACTTATCTGCCTCGTGGTCATAGCAGAATAGTGGATATTGGATTAAACGCTGACGAGGTACTGCAGGTAATGACTTTAAGTTATAGCCATTAAAGACTGGTCCTAATGAAGCATCAGTAGTAGATCTAGTAAGGGTGAACTTAAATCCTAGATACTCTTGCGCTCCTGTTGGATATGAAACTGTTACCTCTGGTACGGAACTTTGTTGAGCAAAGGTACCAATGCGGTACTCGTCACCATCAAAGGTGACTGTATCTATATTTAATCCACCATCAGCATTATCAACTCTAGCCTGTAATAACTTAAAGACCTTTAACTCTAAAGTGTTATAGCGAATAAAGCCTGTTTGTAGGTATCCCTCTTCTAACTTCTCATCTAAGTTCTCAACATAGATAGCACCATCAGTGTTTCCATTATTAGCAGTAACAAAAGCTAGTTGATTAGTATCACCCATAAATGCACAAGTAGTAGTATCAAAGCCAGTTACAGTAGGTGCGTATAGGTCATAGCAATAAGCAAAGTTTAGATCAGTGCCTAATCTAGTACCAAGGTTAATCCTGATAACTCCTGGGTTATCTTCTACGCTGGTAGCACACCAAAGGTATGAGTCCCTTGCAGCAAAGTCATAGCAAGGATGAGTAGTTTCAGTAATAAGTGGTCCGTAATTAATAGATCCATCATCACCAACTACTGCCATACGAATACCTTTGCTAGTACCGATAGCCATATAACCTAGGTAGTAATAGATATCAAATACGATCTCACCTACTGGTAACTCTGCAGCAGTAATAGCGCTGGTTAAAGTAGGCATAGCGCCAGCAGTAGATAAAGTAAACTTAGCAATAGTAGATTGAATACCACTATATGAAGATACATAGATAGCAGCACCGCTTGAGGTAACTCCAGTAAAGACTACATCTGTATCAGGATGTGTATATACAGCAGTAGGTAGAGTACTAGCAGTAGTTGCTATCTCATAAACTTTATTATTAATACAAGCAACGATACGCTCTTTTGTATACTCTAGAACTGCATTAGTTACTGTAATACTATTCTCACTGATCATCAAGGTAGGTGATATAGTACTGTCATCTGATAGTAGCTTCTTATATATTCTAAGTCTTGGTGTTCCAGAGTTAAGTACATTAGTTACCCAATAGGCGTACACACCATCATCACAAATACCATACACTTTGTAATCTGTGCCTGAGTTATAATCTATAAAGTGAATGATTGAGGCAGTAGCAGTTCCAACTGGAGATACTGCAGTAGATGTAACATTAGATGCTGTCTTAGCATAGGTAAAGGTAGTAGTTGTAGGTACACCAGTGATGGTATAGGTACCATTAAAGGTAGCATCTACACCAGTGATAGTTACTTCCATACCAGTAGATAGCCCGTGGGCTGATGGAGTGGTAAGTGTTGCTACGTTAGAAGTTAAAGCCTTATTGTTAATAGATGCAGTAATTGTTGGAAATACCTTATCAACATCATACTCATCCCATAACAAAATACCATTATAGATATTGCTATTCTTTTCCCACTGGATAGATCTAGCAACCTGCTGTGGTCTACTATTATCAGTTAATGTACCAGTAGTAATATGTTCAGGGCTTACAGAGTTAAGTAAAGTTACTTGACCTCTAGTCCAGATATCACAACCCTTAGATTCTGTATATTGAAATCTTAATGACTCATCTTGGATAGGTTCAAAGAAGTTAATACCTTGTCCTTGATGAAAAGATGACTGGCTTCTTAGCCACCAACCAGTAAGTGTTTGCTCGCCAGCTTCTCTAGTCTGGTCAATCTGTTGCTTACGGTATTGCGCTGTAACTCTGCGATAAGGAGTATCATCGGAAGCATTAACAAAGAATGGTAACCCTGCAATAGCCATATCGTAGGCAACGCCAGTTAAGGCATAGGATGTAGCACCTGCTGGATTAGATAAAGGAACGGGGATTCGTTCGGTTATATCATCGCCATATGGTGGAACCATTATTCTCCTTTGAGTTTAGATATAAAGATAGGAGCCTTTTAGCCTCGTTGCTCAGGAGGAACCGATTAAAGCAGATTTACTAAGGACCTAGTCCTTCCACTAGCAAGTTGTGTATAAACCTGAGTGGTTGCTACTGATGAGTGCCTCATTAAATCTCTAACTGCTAGTAAATCTCCATTAGATCTTTCAAGCATATTAGTAGCAAAGTAATGTCTACAAGCGTGAAAGGTTTTCTTAGGAATACCTAAACGCTTCATCTCTTGTGAGCAGAGTTTGGTTAATCTATTCGGTGTAACCGACCAGATCTTTCCAGATGTCTCGTGCTTTAAAATTGTTTTAGCAACTACCTCGGCAACGGGTACAGATAAATCTGTCCCGCCCTTACCTGCCACTCTGAGGATGTATCCGTCATCTACCTTCTCTAGGTCTACCCCGCGAAGGTTTGCCACTTCCATAGCCCGTAGGCCCGCTTTACAGCCTATTACAAACCAGTCTCTCATAGGCATATCAGCTTTGGTCATAACCAACTCTGCCTCACCTGGTGTTAATGGGTGTGGTAATCCTCTGCCCTTGCGGACAGCGGGTAGATCAAGGTCAGCCATATTATCTATCAACCCCATTTTGCGTAGGGATTTAAAGATACTGCGTACCCTTGCTGCGTAGGTTCCTTTAGTGGATGCAGCCTTGACAGTCATTACTAGTCGTTGCAGATCTTCAGTTGTAGCCACCTGTGGATGAACTCCTAGGCGTACTAGCAAGTTGAAGTCATTTCTAAACAGAGCATCAGCGAAGCCCTGAGTTTCATATCGGTTCTTTAGTTTTTCTTTTATTACTTCAAGTGGTATCTGTTCCATAGTTCTAGCATCCTATATTTAGGATTATTCTTCTGTCAAGCAGAATCGTTAGCAATTGTGCCTGGAACAATCCCCATCGCAAGTATCGTAGCGGATTCGGCGGAGGCAACAGGCCTCAAGTGGGCGACCCCTGCTGGTGGTGGCAAAGTGTTGCAGGTTGTTTCAGCAACAACAACAACTCAAAAAGATACAGCAAGCGCAACATATGCTGATTCAAATTTAACTGCAACAATTACTCCAACATTAAGCACAAGCAAAATTTTGGTATTAGCAAACCAAAGCGGTTTAAGGCGAAGTGTTGGCAGCGCATCAAACGCTTTATCAATTCGTTTAGTTAGGGGCGCAACTGCTTTAATGACTAGGGATTTGACTCTTTGGACAAATACAACTCTATTGCAAACAATTGGTTCTGATAGTTTTATGTATTTAGATTCTCCAGCAACCACTTCAGCAACAACTTACAAAACCCAAATTGCAAGTTATTATGGAACAAGTGATGTTGGTGTTCAATATAACGACAATATGAGTTCAATTATTCTTTTAGAAATAGGTGCATAATGGCTAAAGCCCACGAAGTTTTATCAATGTTAATTCCAACTGGCGGTTGGGTAATAACAGGAAATGAATATGAAGGCATACAATTTTTAGAGTGTGAGCCAATTACTAAAGCAGAATTTGAAGCAGGATTTTCCCAATATGATGCTTTTAAGGCAGAGCAAGATGCTGCAAAGGCTCAGGCTAAAGCAGCATTACTTCAACGCTTAGGTATAACCGAGGATGAAGCCCGCCTGTTATTAGGCTAAGCACAATCCTCTGAGATTGTTCTTGGAGGATAGCTGGTTTTGTAGCGAATAGTGCTACGGCAACAGGTTTGGAATGGGCTGCACCTTCTACTCCATCATTCGCTGGTGCTAGAGCAGCAAAACCTGCTGGAGATCAATCAATAGCAAATGATACAAATACGACTGTAACTTGGACTGGTACTGATGTTTTTGACACAGATGCCTTTCACGATACCTCAACCAATACAGGTAGATTAACAATTCCTTCTGGTAAAGATGGGTACTATAAAATTTATTGGACTGTTCAATGGGGAAGTGCTAACGCAACAGGTCGCAGAACTTGCCAATTATATAAAAATGGTGGCGCAACTGCTGAGGTTGGCGGAGAAACAACTCCAGCTTCAGGCACTTATCCTACGATAAGCGGATCGGTAACAATGTATTTAGTAGCAACAGATTATGTTGAACTTAAAGCATATCAAAATAGTGGAACAAGCTTAAATCTTTCAGGTTCAGGCGGCTCACCGGTATTTGGATTGGAGAAAATAGGTTAATGATTTCATTCAATAAACCAACAAATTTGAATGGTGCTGAATTGCGCCAAGAATTAAAAGATGCTGGAGTTGCCATTTCAAATAAAATTGAAGCGGTGGAACTTGATGATAGTAATTTATTATGGCTAGATATTGCTGAAAATGATGCTGAGGCAGCAGCCGTAGTAGTTGCTGCCCATAACGGAACTATCTAGCCTAGGCACAATCCCTCAAGATTATGCTGAGGGCTTGCCTAGCGTAAGCCCTTCAGGTAATGGTTTTGAATATTCCCATTTGGAAATGTACTGAATACCATCTCCATCATCACATAACATTATGCAACCTTTTGCAAGAGAGAAATCATCATTATTTAATTCAGGATAAATAGCAATAATTTGTTCGTATAAATTCATCATACTCCAATCAAATACATACCGAAAGAACCATTGTTGTAATTAGTGACAGTTGTAGCCGTATCGCTAAAGACAGCAAATTCAACATAATCACCAACGGCTAAATTTGCAATAGTAGTAATTCTACTGCCTTTGTAACCTATACTTGATGACCCATCTGACCCATCCATATCTGTACCGTTATTTATAGCAGTACCATTTTTTCTAATAAACGCTTGTTTACTTTGAGAACCACCTGCCTCATACTGTACGCTACCAGTTATTAAATAATAACCAGCCTTGCCACTTGGTACTGTAAGTCTAGATGTGTTAGACGAAGTAGAATGAAAACCATCAGTATCAAAACTTTCATTACCAAAATTTACACTTGTAGCAGTATTGGCACTAATGGATTGAGTTGTAGGATAGGCATTATAAGTCATTACGCCAACAAAACTTGAACCACCAGCAGGGGCAGCCCATTTTAAACCAGTTGCCTCCGCACTATCCGCTACGAGTGTGTACCCGTTTGTGCCTACTGCTAGGCGTGATACAGCGTTGTTAGCTGTTCCAGCGATAAGGTCACCCTTGGCTGTAACAGTTGAGGTAGGTATGCCCGCCCCAGGGGAGGGTAATCTATCTATAGCCATATTATGATAACTCCGATCCAAAGGCTGAGAATGAGAAGTTTGCTGTTGAACTATACACAGTGATAACATCGCCTGCTGTTGTATAGTTTAATGTAATACCTAGTGTTATGGTATCAGTTGAGTTGCCTGTTAAAGAAGCATCGTAAACAACATAGTGCTGGTTAGCTAATGTTGCTCCAGCAGGTCGTATTGCAATGCGATACTGTGCAGATGCGCTATCCCGATTACACACTGAGATAGTAGATACAACCGTACTTGTTGTTGATGATGGTACGGTATATAAAGTAGTAGGAGTAGTAGCCGATGGAGCTGACTGTCCTAACACTTTGTAAGTTGTTGCCATTTTTTCTCCTTTAGTTTGATCCCATAAATAGGAACGATATTGGTATTACTTGGTCACTTGGATCTGTCCACTTTAATCCAGTAGCTGTGCTGGAATCAGCAGTAAGAACAGAACCACCCGAACCAACAGCTAATCTAGTTACTGTTGCTGATGCAGTTGCTGCTATTAAATCACCTTTAGTAGTTACAGTTGATTTAGGAACTGCAGCATTTGCAGTTGTAGCAGAACTATTAAAAAATGATAAGTCATCAGAGGTAAGAACGTGGCGAACTGTTGCGCCCCCTGAATGGGATATTGCGCTAGATCCAGCCTCTCCTCTACTAATCGTAAAGGTATCTGATGCTATTGCTGTAGCAAAGACAATCTCTTCATTAGTAGTATCTGGATCAATTGCTAATGTGAATTGGTTTACGTTGCCAGCAGGAAGGGATGCACCACCAAGTAGTGCTGAACCCGTACCTGTGGCCACCGTTAATGTTGTCTGGCTATTAGATATACCAGATGCAAGCGTTGACTCAACGCTAATAGATGAATATTGACGGGTCATTTATTTCCTTACTTTGTGTAGTGCAGACGGATCGGGAATTTGTCTTGCAATTTAAGCGCCTCTTCGTTAAGTCTTTGTTGATACAGTGCGTAGATATAACGAGAGTTATTTGCTCCAGCTCCTGAAGGAATCTTGGAGTCTGCTAAATCAGCCTCTGCTGAGGTTAAAGATATTCTTCCTGAATCCACAAAGGATAGTAGTTTATAGGCTGCACCTAATGTAACTACATCTTGACAGGATTGAGGAAGTCCAGTTACGTCAGCAAAGTCATCTGAGTTATTATCTAAAGTGTCTGGTGTGGTTGTGTAATAAACCTGAACTGTTCTACCAGGTTGAATGTTCTCGTAAATATTAATTGTGTTAGTGGTATCAAAGGCTGCAATATTAGCCATACCATCTGCTCTCCAACGATTAACTGGTAACCATTCTTTAGATGAACCAGTAGTCTGCCAAGATACAAACAGAATTTGTTCTAGATCATCTGGCAATGCGTATGTAGTCTGGCTTGCATTAAAAGTAAATGTGTATGAATCTACTGCCCATAATCTAGGATATAAAGAGTTGATAGTATCGTTAATAGCTTTCTTAATAGATACTCTAGGGAATGATGGAGATAAAGTAACTTGAGCATATTGAGCGTGACTAGTAGGTGTAGTTCCTTGGTATCCCCTACCAAAGCCTGGTGCTACGTTAAGAGTATTATTTGAAGTATTAAAGTTATCAATCCAAATAATTTCATCATCAATTTCAATAGGACCTTTAGCTAAATTGGATGATGAACCTACAACCATACTTAAAGCAACACTATTAATGGCAGCATTAAGATAGGTCAAACGATCTTGCTTCAAGGTATAACCTTGCAGGTTGGTCTTTACTTCGTTGACCATCTCATTAAACGTTGCCATTCATTTTCTCCTTATAGAATTGCATATTCTTTTTTAATCTCTCATCGTTAGGGCTTAACTTGAGAGCAATCTTTCCGAACTT